ATCAGCAAATCCTTACATTGGTGGCGGTGGTGGAGGTGCTTTCAATGCTGGAAGCAATGCTGGTTCCACTGGCGGTAATGGTGGTAATGGTATTGGAAGCTCTATTACTGGAACACTCAAATACTACGGTGGTGGTGGAGGAGGTTGTTACCTTCAACTTGGTGGAAGTGGAGTTGGAGGAACTGGCGGTCTTGGTGGAGGCGGTGCTGGAGGTTCTGGTCAAAATAGTCCAGTATCCGCTGTTGCTGGAGCTCCAAACACTGGCGGCGGTGGTGGTAGTGATCAAACCAATGGTGCTGCGGGTGGTTCTGGTATCGTCATTGTTCGTGTCTACAACATGGGAGGAGCCACGCAAGCTGGTTCGCCAAGAGAGAAGTTGTGGTTCAACCAGAACATGTTCGGTCTCTTCACCAACTTCGCCAACTACTACTGGAATGTGGTCAACTCCACGACACAAGGACCATTCGCAGCGGCGGGTGTCGCAGCCCCATTGGGATACACAAATGAGATTCTGTTCCCGAACAAGCTCTACACCAATCTGATTGATTACCAAGTAGCACCCTACACGTCCTTTGTGCCTACAGCAGAACAACAGCTCTTCTGGGTCAATGAACAAGATTATGCGTCCAACGAAAGCTTGTGGTCTCCAATCTCCTCCATCGTATTCACATCTACACTGCTACCGATCCGAGCAGAACAGACTGGACCCCCAGTCGTGTTGGGCAATGGAAACACGGGCATCTCAGCCCCCACATCTCAGTCTGCTTTCCAGCCGATTATCACAGACATAGCCGTAGACCAGTCCTCTACTGGACCACAAGGATACCGTCAGTTCATCTACTATGCTCCTCAAGCCGAATACCGATTGGCTGACTTCGCATCCAGCAAACAAGACATCCGAAACATAGACATCCAAGTCTTCTGGAAGAACAGACTCAACAACGAACTCTATCCAATCACCATGTATAACTTGTCCTCCGTGTCCATCAAGGTGATGTTCCGTCACAAGAATGTAATCGCCAAGTCCGACCGACACCCTTAAAAAGTTAAGTCGGCTCAAAAAAAATAGAGCCTATTGTTATAACAGATGTCTGCTGATATTGAAAAGCTCGCAGTCTTTGACGCCCGTATTATCCAATCGCGTCCAAAGTATGCCGTCCAAAAGGGAGCTCTTTCCGTGACCAACGCCCCTTTCAACGCTATCGCAGCGTCCGCCTCCCAGCACTCCTACAACATTTACGTCCCATCGGAGAACGTCTTCGTGGACAGAGGATTGGAGTGGTCTTCTACTGCCTTCCTCCAGTTTGACTACCAAGTCACTCTTACCGCAACTGCGACCGCAAACACGACACCCATCATTCAGTATGGTCGTGACTTCGCTCTCCCAGCCTTCCCGTTGAACCAGCTTTGCTCTACTTTGACCGCAACTATCAACGACACCACATCGGTCATCAACTCGCAAGATGTCCTTAACACCGTGCTTCGTATGACTGATTACAAGGACAATCGTAAGCAACGAACTTGCCCCACTATGTTGGACAAATACCAATCCTACGATGATGCCTTCGGTGCCGTCAACAACCCACTTTCTGGGTGGCAAAACACCACACAAGCGTCGGAGGTTCCTAACGGAGCCTTCTACAACACCCTCTTCACAGCCGCAGACGGTATTACAGCTGGTGGAACTGTTGCTAATCCAGTCAACGTCCCAGCCCCTTCTGGAGGAGCCTACACTCAATACAACTTGATTAACGGTGTCCCAGTCTTCCAATCAGCCTTGACTGCTGGAACCTACTTGTTCCGCTTCTATTTCCAGTTCACTTCTACTGAGAAGCTCGTCTTGTCTCCTTTCACCTTCGCCGATGTCCATGAATGGGATACTGGTCTCTTCGGTATTAACAACATTCAGTTGATTATGAACTTACAAGCTCCTTCTCGTCTTATTCGTGCTACTACTCGTGGTTCTGGTGTCGTCGTGGGTTCATCTATTGGATACAACCCAAATGCCGCATCACCATTCGCCAACAGTCGTATCAACGTCATCTTCTTGACTCCAAGCTTGGATGTTCCTTTGCCTCCTAAGTCAGTTGTGCCTTACATGGAGTTCCCTCGTTACATTACTCAATACAGCTCTGGATCCATCGCCGCTGGATCTACCGGTCAGATTCAATCACAGACCATCACTCTTCCTACCATCCCAGACATGTTCATCATCTACGCCAAGCCAACTCAATACACTCTTAACGAAGTTGTTGGAGGAGCTGTGGATCCAACTCAAGGAGATTGGTATTTGCCGTTGGCTACTCGTGCTGATTCCATCCAGAACCCACTCAGCATCAACTTTGATAACTTCTCTGGTCTCTTATCATCGGTCACCACTGAACAGCTTTACGCTATGTCCGTCAAGAACGGCTTGGAGATGGATTGGGATGAATGGGTTGGACAAGCTCACCTCAGCAGCTCATCTCTTCAATCCGCAACTCAGTGGACAGCTGGACAAGGTTGGACAGTTGGACAAGTGGTTGCTTATGGAGGACAAGTCTGGACTGTTCTCCGAACAATCACAGCAGCATCAAGTCCTCCAACTGACCCATCCCAAGTAGCACCAAATGAGGGTCTCTACTGGTCTATTGGAGCCGTTGGTTCTTCTACCAACCAAGCTCTTGGAGCTGGTCGTGTTCCTCTTGTTGGAGGTCCTTTGGTCTTGCGACCATCTCAAGATGTTACTCTCCAGACTGGACAAGCTCCATCGTTGGTCGGCAACTTCACCTTCCAGTTCAACATTCAAGTCAAGAACACTTGCCCATACCCAGTCACTCCTCAGTTGTATGTGATTACCGTCAACTCTGGGTTCTTTGAGTCCATTCGTGGTTCTTCTCGTATCATCAAGGGTGTATTGTCCGAGCAAGACATCATCTCTGCTCCTCTTGCCCCAATGGCTACTCACGACCAACTCGCTCGTATGGTCGGTTCTGGAGGTCTCTTCTCTTCACTCTCCAATGTTCTCTCAAAGGCAAAGGACGTGTATGAAAAGACCAAACCATATCACGGAGCCATCAAGTCTGCTGCGGAAGAGGCAATGAAGGCTGTTCATGGCGGAGCTGTCGGTGCCGCTGTCGGTGCTGGACGCAAGAAGCTTTCTCAACGATTGATGTAAGTTAGTTACTTAATAAGTATAATCTATACTACCTTCAAATAAAGGCTGTATAGAGTATAATGAACTTTGTTATTACCACAGCACCGATAACGCCAATGAGTTGGCTGAGTAAGGATCTTTCTTCCAGTCTCCTTTTATCTGGGAATGTGACTTATGGAATACCCTCTTCTTTCTTTCAGCCAGTTGCTTATCAACCTCCGACCAAAGAATAAAGTCGCCGTAGCCCACCTTACCGAACTTGATAATCTTACCACTCTCATTTGGAATAGCCAGTTTATGGTCTCCGTCATCTGCGAAACCAAGTAGTTGCCAACGCAATCCGCTTCTCTTCGCAGCCTCTTGTGCCTTCTTCAAATACTCTGCGGGACTGAGTCCTACCTTCTTAATCTGCTCTTCAAAGACCGAATGTGGCTTGCTTCCTCCACGCAAGTCGTTGTCGTGCTTTGGATTGCCGTCAAGAAAGGAATAGACCCGAGCCATAGCCCACTGCTCTTTGGACAGTTTCTTGCTCATTGGAGCCTTTACGCCTTTTACATACGACCCCTTCAAGCGAACAGAGGACGGATTGGACTTGTAAGCACCGATTCCACGATTATAGACCTCTTGAAGAATAGACATCGGGACAGCCGATATCTGAGAAAGCTCTTCCAACGAATAGCCCTTTTCTGGAATACGATGTGTCTTGAAGAAATGCTCTCGGTGTATCTCGCCTCCAACAAAGTTAGAAAGCTCGTGGCTCTTGTAATAATCGTATGCTTGGGTAATGTGCTTGCCTACATGCGGAATATAACTGGCAAGGGTCTCAAACAGTCCCTTCTTACGAGCTGGACGCACTTCTACGCCCTTCACATCCTTGCCCATTAAGGCATACAACGGATCGCCCGCAGAATAGATACGATGATTGGGAAGACCTCTATTCGTATCTTCTGGCTGAACGGCTGGATTGTAGCTTACTCCTTGTGTAATCATCCCGTTCTTCAAGAACATATCCAGAATAGCACCGCCAAGCGAGTGTCCTACACCGTAATAGTTGAAATCACTCTTGGGATGGTGTCGTTGGAACTCTTCTAATACACGGACATCATTCTGCCATCGGGTAGAGGATTTGAGTTGGTTCAAAGGAATAAGAGCATCTGCTTTTACATCCACCTTATCGGTAGGACGAGTTCCACGAATCGCAACGATAATATCATTTCCGTTTAGATACATCTTTAATGTGGGAGTGAAGGATTGAAGCACCCAGCCATCCACGTCCTTTGAAGGATTATCTTTGTAGGCTTGAGTGGCGAGTTTCTGTAGGAGGTCTTTGGAAGGCAAGCCACCACCACCGAACGAAGGAGGACCCACAGTCTTGTAAATATCGGATACAATGGGCGGAACAATGGGTAAGTTCATAGCCACATTCCCAACGGCAGTTAGTCCTTTGACGAGAGCAGATGATACTGGATAGTCTCGTTCTGCTTTTTTTTTGTAAGCCAGTTGAGTTCGTCGTTCGCATTCGCCTCTGCTTACTCTCTCGGCGGGAGCAATCGGTTCTCCATCGGCACTGAACTTACAAGTAACTTCTTGCTCCTCTGGGTGTTCGGTAATATACTCTTCGTGTTCTTTATTGGCTTCTACTCGTTCTTGATCCATCTGTTCGGCATTGGTATTGACCATTTGAGTCGCTCGTTTGCGTTGAGCTTCTTCAAACTGCTCTTTGGTCATATTACCTTTGTAGGTTTCCCAACCCTTCATGCCTTCATCAAATACGGCTTGATTGAACTCGGGAACGAAGTTGGCTTCTGTTCCGCCTCCTTTCAAATGAAGATAGAGAGCCTTCATCTGTGCCTTCGCCCGTTCTTTTGGAATGGGTTCTTTGGAGAACCGCTTGCCCGAATCCTTATTTACGACCCAATACAAGTCTTGGTTACGCTTCTTTTTAAGCATGTAAGGCATCCTTTACTATAACCGCATATATTTTTGGCTGAAAAAAAGTGTGAGTAATCATCATAGAATGTCTGCCTTTGAGAAAACCCCTCTTGAGAAGTATAGCAAGTTGTTATGGCAATGTTCTAATCTTGTTCATGAAGCATTACAAGATGACTGCTTGGAAACTAAAAAGGTTCTTATCAAACAGATGTTAGAGATTAACAAGACAGCTCTTGCTTCCTTATGGAAAGACCTCGTTGATGAACTGGACGCCCCTTTCAAAGAGAAGGAAGTTTCGGCTGAAAAAAAGTGTGAGTAATCAGTATAGAATGTCCGCTCCACAACTCACTCCTCTCCAGAAGTATAGCCAGTTGGTATGGCAATGCGATTCCCTTGTTCGTGAGGCATCGGAAGCCGACTGCTCGGATGCTAAAAAGTCCCTTCTTAAACAACTGTTGGAACTCAAAAAGGCAGACCTTGCTACCTTGTGGGCAGCACACATTGCCGAACTGGAAGCTCCTTACAAAGAGAAGGAAGCCGCATTGGTGATCTCGTAAGGTTATTACACCCATAAGTATCGCCTCTTTATAAATGGAACAGACTCCCCCTATAAAGAAGCCGAAGAAAGAACGCAAGAAAAAAGTGAAGCAAGATACAAGCGGGTTCTTTGTTACGAAGGGACCTATTGTGGTTCGCTTTGATTAGGCTTATCGTATTTCACATATGTGTGCTGCGCTTCGTCTCGTGAATGACCCATCGCAGCGGCATCGGCATCTTGTTCTTGTTGAACATCGCCATACTTGCTACTCAAAAAGATATGTCGCAACATACTTGAACCCACTTTCTTACCGAATAGCTTGTTTAGAATACGAGTAATCGCATTGCCCGCAACGAGTGGCTTTTCATCTGCGGAGACCAAGAACTTGAACTCGTGTGTCTTGTCCTTGCTCTTGCTCAATGGATGGTGTCGCAAATAAATAGATAACACGCTTGCCAGTTCGGGAGGAATGGTGAATACTTGTTGTCCGTATGTCTTGGCTGTCTTGAACTTATTGAATACGAATACCTTCGGTTCTCCTTCTTCTACGACAAGCCAGTTCTTGGTCTTATCCAGTTCATCCATATCCACCTTCTTGCTTCGCACTACATACATGTCCAGATAGTCTTGGTTTCGTCTGGGCTGAATGGTAGTATATAATGATAGAATAGTATAAGACAGCAAATGGCTAAACTGCTGAGGAGTAATAGCCTTCTTATTAGCGAACTCCGCAACCTCTTTACCCATCTCATCTCGTTTGTGTTGAACATGTTCCCACTCTACCCAGTTCTCCTTTTGCTTCTCCGTCTTTTGACCACTCTCTGGACCCCCTTCCTTCATCTCTTTTGCCTTCCCCATCATTTGGTCATAGTAGAACTGATACACTCGCTTGTATGTTGGCTTGTCCTTCATCAAGGAGAGGACGCTTGCTAATCCAGTAAGAATCGTCTTCTGGGTGCTATCGGCATACTCAGAGATTACCTTCATGATATGCTCGGTGTCTTTGAGAAAGGTAAGGGTCTTGAACGGAACCTTATTATTCAGCATATACAAAGCCTTCACATAGTTAGAAGCAGTGCTTTCGGCGACCTTCTTCTTGTCTATAATCTCATGGTGTAGCTGGAGCATAAACTCAGTTGTTTTCAAGGGGACAGTCATTTGATTATTCCCGTGAAAAAAGTATAAGGTAAAGAACGCATTTTTACTAACCTTCTATCATTGGATTGATACAGATTACTATACGACAACTATCACATCTCACTTCGTCCTTCTGTTGAACGAATGACTTGCTACACTCGTCGCATTCCACAATGTTCTTGAATACTATTTCTCTCTTGATCGTTGGGTCTTCTACTTCGTCTTCCATTATTATTCTTTATGTGTATGGAGAGAGATTAATCCGTTTTCTCTTGGGCGAAGTCTGGGTGTTCGTCATACCATGCGGCGACGGCTGTTCGGGCAATAATCTCGGCAACCAGTCCACGAACGCATGCGAGCATGGAGGTCTTTACATAGGATGGAGGCAGTTCAAGAAGGCTCTTGGACAGCTTCTCACACAACTCCAAGTCGGTTTGTGGATCGGACTTCGGCACATCAGCCTCAACTGGTTCATTCGCAATCGCATCGGTGTTAGTCATTTGTATATTATTACAGCAGAGTAAAAATGTAGGATATGGACGCAACTACTTGCTGTCCCACCCACTCGCAACTGGGCGAACATAAATATACACGTCCCTTGTTGTAGGACTCAACACATAACGCAATCTACGACGGAACGGAAGCACGATGATACGAGGACGCAATCTACCAACCATAAGTTATGTCCTACGCTACGAAAAGAAATGGCTGAAAACGGATTTATAGAACCCGTTTTTGTTATGTATGTGTTATTATTTATAGGCATATAGGCATAAAATAGGCTATTTTGGGTTATTTACCTACGGAAACTGCTTTTTTCCGTGTAATAAAAATATTTTTATTACCAGAAAAAATGTGTTTCGGTAAAAAAGTCCGCCTTTTGAGTGAAAAAGGCTTACCTTTTCCACCCCACTGCTTCTCTAAACACAGAATGATCCTTCGGGAACTTGTAATGTGTTATCTGATCTATCTGGTCTAATAGATCTGGGAGAGCTTTCTTCGGTGCGGGTATGTATTCTATTCCGTCTTCTAATAGGTCAGCCTTGCTGATACCTTCAATCAACCAGTCGGTAGTAAATGTTGGTGTCTTACCAGCATTGATTACAAACTCTTCATACTCGGGGAAGATGTAGTCATACACATTCCCATGTTCGTCCTCCAGCCATGCGTGGCTCTTGAACGGGTTTTCATAATAATCCTTTACGGTGTGGTTTCTGCCACCATACTCAAAGTGGTCTGAAAGACCAAGTGACCCAATAGTCCAACGGAGATTAAGGTGCTTGTATGCGGTTAGCTTGTTATGGGAAGCGTTGATAAAGCAAGCACCGAAGCGATACACTACATCTGGGGATTCTTGTATTACAAACTTACTGAATGATACCATTCTGATTCTAAACTTGGCTCGGGTGGTTTAGTATATTTGGACAGCCTTACCTCTATTGCCTTGACTTGAAACAATCCATTTTTAATGGTTCTGTTTTTACAAGGAAAAAAGTAGCGTCTCCGCCACCTTTCCTTTTTATACATGTATTAGTTCTATTCTTGATTCTAATGGAGTTCCCTTTACCAACTCTAAAGCAGTATTGGGACCGATATACATAGCCAACCAAGCTATAAAGTCTTTTTTTTCGTTTATCTTTTTAAGTTCCTTTAATGAGTTCATGTGATCAATATATCCTTGATCATTCGTGATGGATGGCAACTCTTCTGCGTCATCAAGTAGACTGTCGTAGTCCAGTTGATGAGACACAATCCATAAGAATGATGCTATTGGTAAGAGTCCTTTTTCTTGAATAGTATTTACTAAGAAGTCTGATCGCCATCTGGGATTCTCTGTTGAGTAAGCGACCGAGTCACCATTGGTTCGCACTACTCGTGAGTTCTTAACAGCTTCTTCAAGAACCGTTTTGTATTCCTTAAAGAATCCCATTCCCATTAACACAGCCTTTACAAATACTCCTCTTACGTCTCCACGTTTCATAGCGAATGATAAGTGAGCCTTTTTTAATCGTGCTAAGTCCTCATGAGTTGTTCTATGTATAACGGTTGATAACGCATCCAGCATGTTTAATACGGTCTCGGGTTGTAGATAATGTTCTTCGTTTGCTACTATTACGTTCATCTTGATATACTTGGCTCGGGTTTATATCGTGGTTTTATTAGACAGCCTTACCTACTTTGGTCTTGGCGAGGAAGAATCCGTTTTTTACGAATCCGTTTTTTGGTAAGGAAAAAAGTAGTGTTTCCACTACTCTTCTCCAAACAGTCTTCGTTTGAGTTTTTCTATCTCTTTTTCTATCTCTTCGTATTTCTCTTCAATCATTTCTCTTATGTCGTATTCATTCTCAAATATGCTTTCTTCATCGTTAATCTCATCTACTTCAATCGTGATAGGGGTCATAGATACTGCCGTTCTCCATTTATCCAATCGTTGCTCGTCTGTTTCAATAACTTGTTCTATGTATGGATAGAACATTGAAACAAACTCCTCGTAATCAAAGGTGTGAATGGTCTCTTGGTCATCTGCTTTTCTTATTATCTTCAACTGGTCGCTCATGGTGATATACTTGGCTCGGGTTTATATCTTAGTTTTATTAGACAGCCTTACCTATATTGGTCTTGGCGAGGAAGAATCCGTTTTTTACGAATCCGTTTTTTTCAAGTAAAAAAGTAGCGTCTCCACTACTCTTCCTTTTTTGTTTTTATTTATTCGTCATCTTCGTCTTCGTCATCGTCATCGTCCCATTCAGAATCGGAATCGGATTCCTCTTCGTCCTCTTTTAAATAGAATGGGTCTATCCAGAATATTACAAGTGTTCCAAATCGCTTCCAGTTGTTCGGGAACTCAAGAACGTCTCGCATGAACTCTTCTATTTCGTCTTTGGTGGTCTCTTCTGGCACTCGGTAGTATAGCTTATCATTCCATCGTCCATTTCCAAACTCTTCGGTGTGCTTAAATATGCTCCATAGGTATTCTTCTCGGGATTGTTGGGTATTCATCTTGATATACTTGGCTCGGGTTTATATCGTGGTTTTATTAGACAGCCTTACCTATATTGGTCTTGGCGAGGAAGAATCCGTTTTTTCCAATAGCTCTTCTGTGTTATGGGATAGATAACGCATCATGGAGGCTTGTAGCTTCTCCAATCGTAGCAACAGCTTCTTACGGCTCTTGGTCTCAAGTATCTTATTGAGGTCTCGTAGCAGTCTATCCTCTCCTACGATGAAGTCTTTAAGGGAATAGATGTTCGCCATTCTGCCCTTGAACTGATCCAACTCAAAGCGTATCATTGATAAGGGAGCGTCCTTATGGAGTTCAAGCAGACTGATAAGCGTGCCTATATCCGATACGAGACTATACAGCCTTCCCAAGTCCGAGTTGAGAATAGGAGTCAGCTTCTCTATCTCCTTCGTGTTATTATCAAACTTCGCTATCGCAAACTCTCTCTTCAATGCCTTGAACGGATTGTTCTGCTGACGATACTCTATCATGGACTCCACAAGCGACTGACGGATATTGCGAGTATCTGGATTGAGTCTATGCCCGTTGTTCTTGAATACATAGACCACACCGAACTCCGTGTAGCGATTATTCTGAACCAAGCCGATTACATCCACTTTTGTGAGTGCGGGTGATGAGAAGGCATCTTCTAATGTGAAGCGTCTTCCATCTCGCAGTGTCTGATGACCCGCTAATACTTGCTTCACAGTCCAACGGACTACATGAAACTTGATAGTCGCACGAGCAACCAGTTCATTCTTCGGTCTAAGCACTTCCAATGCGTCTTTTGCTTCCTCCTCTGTAATAATCTTGTTTTTAAGAAGCTCTTCCACTCTTGCCCGTGAGGTCTTTACATCGTAATAGCCATCACTGACGACCTTCCAGTCTTCTACTTCTCCAGACTTAATGTCTCCAATGAATACATTCTTCATCTTGAGAAGGTTGCGGACTATCTCCTTGAATCGTCTTGCGAGTTGTTTCAATGCCGCTTCATCGGTCTTGTTGTGTAAAGACACTTCGTCCTCCACATCATAATCTCCAGCATACTGTTGAGACCTTAACGACATGCTGCCGATTACAGTCATTCCTTTGCCGTGCGTAAAGGACATTGTATCCAGAATACTAACCGCATCAGACGGGTAGTTTTTTGGATAGTTCTTTGTTGCGACTTCCATTATTAATCACAGAGGTTATTTACAACTTGAACTTTCTAATGAAGTTTGCTCGTATGTTCTTGGGCTGAGATCCAGAATAGACTACGATCTGTGGAGGTAAGCCAGCTGCCTTTGCTTCTTCATTTATCTTACGAGCAAGGGCATCAAAGCCTTCTCGTGTAGTAGGAAGCTCTGCTCTGCTCTTTGGAATGGATTGGATAAGAATGTCCTTTTTCATATACGAAGATGCTCGGGAAGTATCAATAGACGTTGGTATGCTGTATATATCACGGACTCGTGTTGCTCTTTTCGGCATAGATACATTGAACGCTTGTGTATCTGGGTCAAAGCGAGATGTGACGGTATCCGCAACCGAAGCGGGTGCGACTCTGCGTGTATTCGGCACTTGAATGGCTTCCCGAATGGTATTGGCGATTCCTTCGGTCGTGCTGGTCGCAAGGTCTTCCGTTCCTTCCTCTTCATCAAAGTATCCAACGTCTCTGCCTCCCGTTCGGAAATAAGAACCAGAGGTGGCTCCAAAGATCTGTCGGTTATCCACATCAAAGCCAGAACGGTCTCCTTTTGGAATGAATGGTTGCTCTTCATCCTCACGTGGAACAGCAGACGAATCAAAGCGGAATGAATCGTCATCTCCTTCATCATCTTCCGTATCCTTCCATACCGCATGTTGTTGAGCAGTAAGCAGATGTTCACGAGCCTCTACCTTCAACATACTATCAAGGTTCTGCTTTCCAAGACGCAATGCCTTATCAAAGCCAAGTGACTTGACCAAGTTCTTGGACAGTGTTACTCGTTCCTCTTCAGACTTATTCACTGCTCCAATCATGCGGTCAAGATACTCTTCCAAGCGAGTAAATAGCACTTGAAGAGACAATCCAATCTGGGTATTGCTGATAGGCTGTTCGGGTTCAGCGTCGTCTGGATTGACCAAAGTATTCAAGTCCTCCAAAATAGCATCCACTTGTGCCTTGATATCAAGCAAGTCATCCGCAGAGAGTGTAGATGCGAATCGGAAGATAAGCGATAAGGCTCGGGATGCGTCCGAGTATGTGAACCGAGTAAGATGCTCTCCGCTTGATCCAGATGTGAGACTGTCCAATACGGATTGAAGCAAGAGATTGAGTTCTATCTTGGAAGAGGAAGCGGCAGTTGGAAGCGATTCCGTCTGGTGAGCGGCTCTCTCTTCGGCAGTTGCCGATGATGTAGGGGGTCCCAAAAACTGGAAGTTCTGTTTGGCTAATGCGATGTCGTCAAACTGTTTGACTCTATCCATCAACACCTTCTTACCATAGGCTTGACCCTCCGCAGAACGAAGGACACCGCCAGACAATCCATCCGACATATTGCCGAATGGAGCTGGAACAGAGCCGTCATTACGAGCAGAATAGACTGATTCGTAGGCTCCCGAAGAAGGGTTCGCATAGACACGCTGAGTGAGAACGGGTTCGGGCATTCCGTAATAGCCCGCCTTTGCGACCAATGCTCGCTTGTTCATATTATGACGAGACTGGACTTGGGCGTTCGCCATGTAATGAGCATCTCTGCGTCGTTGCTCGTGAACCATCTGGTCATCGTTGTCCGCCACAAAGGGAGGGTAATGAGTTCGTTGTGTGTTAAAAGAAGCCACTCTCAATCGGGGCTGTCGGGCATTGTAGACCGAAGCATAATCCGATGGGAAGGTCACTTGGGTTGGGGAAGCTGGGCTTAGATTCTGCCCGTCTCCAGTCGTCACAGCAGCCATTTTTGTATGCTATGACGCAAGATAATAAAGTAGCAAAATCAAAGTTGTTTAATCCTTCTTGTATAGCCCATGTTCCTTGACATACTTGGACGCTTCCACCATGCTCATCTTCTTTTCAGCCATCACCTTCTTGACGATTTCGGCTCGTGCCTTACGACCATCTACCTTACCTTTGCCTTCATACTGTCCAGTGCGAACACCTCCTTTCTCGTGAAGAGGGTGTCCAAATCCCTTTGTTGGATGCTCTAAATGGTCAATGAGAGTGTGCTTCTTTCCGCCCATACAAGCAGACATTCCTCCGTGAAACTTCTTGAGATACTCATCTCCGTGTAGCTTGGAGACGTGTTCTGCCATACATCGTCCCATTTCATGTGCTTCGTCATCGTCTTCGTATGCCTTACGGGCAGTCTTTCTTGTCTGTCCTTTCTTGGTTCCAGAGCCTTTCTTCATACTCAACAATGCCCTCGCATCTTCTTCTGAGGCAACCGAAGGGTCGTGTTTGCGTAGTTTCTCGGTTCGTTTATGAGACAAGCCAAGTCGTTCTCCCTTTGGCTTGCCTTTCTCATCCATTTCTACCATATACGCCTTCTTGTCGGCTCCTTGTTCAAGCATGTAGTTCTTCTTGGTTCCTCCACGAAACTGAGAGAGTCCAGTGGAAGGAGTAGCACCGTGTCCTCGTTCCATAGAATGCTCTGGTTTGGAAGCATCCATACAATGAGCTGGCTTCATTCGCTCCATTCCGTGTCCTCTCTCCATAGAATGCTCTGGTTTGAAAGCATCCATAAAATGAGCGGGATTCATTCGCTCCATTCCGCTTCCACGAACAATGTTCTTTCGTTCAGCTTCTTTCTCTTCGGCACGGACATCTGCCAGCTTCTTATGTGCTAATCGTCCCGACATATTCTATGATAATACTCCATATATTTTTTAAGGCGAATACATATAGGAGAGATGGGAGAACATAGTCCTCTCGCCAAGAAGGTGATGATAAACAGAGCAAGGACAAAGCGAGACCAAGAGTTGGAACAGAAGTCGCTTGAACTTTACAACCTTGTTAAAGCTCGGTATGAGAAGCCTCATGATAAAGAGTTGAAGAGGGAAGTCAAGCAGAAGAAGAAGGAATACGATCGTGCGTATGATACGAACGAGTTCCTTAACAATATCGGCAAGGGCAAGAAGCTGAAGGGTGGTATTACTCGTAAGCAGTTCACACGATTAGCCCAAGACTACGCCGATAGAGGTCTATTCATTCCGTTGGACGAGAATATGGAACCAACGGAGGACAAGAATGTGACGAGATCGGCAAGAATATCCATGTCGTTTGAGGCACAAGACAGATTCCTTCGTGACCTTATTGCGTTATTGAAACCAGAGGAAGAAGACCTTCGCATGAGAATGCGAGAGATGGTAGGAGACCGAAGCGAATCAAGATACGACACTTTTTTACAGACACTCTGGGGATTGATTGCGAATACTCCAGCATCCACTCCAGCACAATCCCGCAGAAGTTCCGCTGCTCCAACTCCTACACGACCAAGACGAGAAGAGGAGTATCAAGAAGTGGAGATTCCAGAAATGGGTTCGTTGTCTATTGCCGAAGAAACGCCCCAAGAAACCACAGAAGCTGAAGAAACGAGAGGACCAAGTTCGCCATTTATAGAAGCACGAGTAAGGGCGATTATTAATAATAGCAGAGGAAGATTAACCGAAGCACAAGCAAGAGAACGGGCTTTGCGTGGTGGTGATAACAATATGGATCTATACAATGCGTTACGAGAGATAAATGAAGGAATGATTCCTCTCATGAAGAGCCATGATAGTTGGCATATTAATCTGGCTCAATACGTCCAGCATCTAATGGATCAAGCAAACCAAGCGATTCTTCGTGGTAATCCACTCGTATTGCCCGATATCGTAAGAGTAGCACGAGAGTTAGTGAAGATAGATAAACAGATACATAGCGATAACGGGCAAGTAAGGTTGGATGGATACAATAAACTGACGGATATCATTCAAGAAGACATCATTCAAGCTGTCTATCTATCACGACGACATCCAACGAACCTTTCAAGAGGCACGGTGGTTGAATCAGACCTCAAGAAGAGTCCTCTTTACGAAAGTATTCGGGATACTTACACCAAGATTCGCACAGTGGTAAAGGAAGCGTGGCGAGTTCATCGTCAGCTTACCAGAGAACAAGAACATAGCTTAGCAGATAAGGTTGAGACTGTAGTTAAAGACTTAGCAGAACTAAACACACAAGGATTCCAACAAGCTACGGATATAGTCACACACAATCGTCCAGAAAGCGATCCAGCACGAGAGCGTGAAGAAATAGATGACAGCATGAGAGAGATTTCAAACTTGATAGACCGTTGGAAGCTGACTGGTAAGAAAAGAGATGTCTTGAACGATATACTCGTCAAATACGACAAAGCGGTTGGACTCACAACCTACTGGGATCAAGACCAGAACTATATACAGACGGACGGGCTTCAGTTCGGCGATGAATGGTTGAGAGAAGCTACTGGAAAACAGTCTCATTCTGCGGACTTAATCATGGCTCTCATGACCAATGTAAGGAACATGCTGGTTGATGAAATGCCTCAAGTGAGAATAAGGACAGCACCAGTAACTGAGGTTCCTTCTGATTACGAATCGCCCGAACAATACTCGTTTGAGTCTGTTCAAGAGGAAGAGCTGCCTCCATTGGAAGAAGCACCCGCAGAAGAAGACTCGTCTACTGGAGAACCATCTCCAAAACGAAGACGTGGAGGTGCTACTCGTCGTGAAGTCTTACGGTTAGCACAGCACGCACAATCCTTAATAGAACGACATGAACGGACATTGGACATGGACGATGCGAGAAGCGTTGATAGAATAAACAGATTACTCGGTATTCTTGAGACGATAATGAACGGACATGCTCGTGGAACTGATCAAGACCGTGATGTGGCTGTCCGTGATCTCAGAGCATTCATTACAGAACTGACTCCATTAGCACCCGAGATTCCGATTGTAACACCGAGAACTCGGCAACGGCATGAAATGGAACAACGAGATGAACGACCTACCGAAGAAAAGGAGTCGCCAGTTTCTACTTACTCAGCAAGCGAATCTCAACCACCCACACCGAAACGATTAGACTTTGATTCAAAGAGACGAAAGCGTGGTGGTGTCAGTCCAGAAGCACAGAAGGTATTTCGGGACAATGTAGCAAAGGCTCGTAGATTGATTGACGAGAGTGGAGTGGATGAGAATACCAAGACGATGTGGGGATTCATGTTGAAACGACGAGAGCAACAAGGCGAGCAGATGATTACAGAGAACCGAGCAGATGGGTCTATGGAACCAGTCCACGATTCGTTGATTAACTTCATTGAGACCATTATGAAGGCAGAATCCTCCAAACGAAAACGGGCAGCATCTCCACCCGTTTCACTATCACGAGCAAAGGTCATGCGACGACAAGAATCGCCTCAACCATTACAGTTCTTGGAGAAGGATATGGTAAGAGACCCTACCACCAATCGCAAAGGGTATTTAAACAAGGACAAGACCGATGTTATCTGGATGGAAGACGAGTATCCAGACTTGGAATCCGATTACGAAGGCGATACCACTCCCACCGAGCTTCTCTATTCCGTATACAGTTCCGATGAAGACCCAGAAAGGATGGCGGGCGGAGACATAGAGAACCAACTGCCAGAACCAGAAGTCGTGGAGAGTCCAGAAGTCATATTAGCAAAGGCTGAGAAGGACGATGCTCTTGCTCGCAAGATTATCAGTTTCATAGCAGAGAACGCCATGTTAGTAGCGTCCAACTACGATGATCCGTATGGCTTATTAGCCAAGTTTGGAACGAAGGAGTTAGTTAAGAAGGTAAGCAACTACTTCTTCCATAAGACACGATTAGGAAAGGGTATTGAAGGTGCGGTTCGTGCGTTTCTCGTGTTTGTAATCAGCAGAATGCGAAAGGTATTCGGTGGAGTGCTGGATAATCCGTTGGATAAAGACGGATTTGTTATGCTTGTCCGTCACTACTTTCCAGATGTGGATGTAGAACACGGAGACCCAATCGTGACCCAAAAGAGACAGCTCTCAAAGTTTTTGACCGATGTGTATGGTAGACTGTCTCCTTCCCAAGAGCCGTTGAAGGCTTACATGAAACAACACTGGCGAGAGGTTGACTTTTTAAGAGACATACTTGAGAAACTACCAGCAAAAGGAGTTCAAAGCAGAGTGGTTCATACTCTTCGTCATCCGCCCAAGAAGCCAGACTATCTCATCGTGACGAATCCAGATGGAAGCAAGTCTATTGCCACTCGGGTTCAAGAGTAACTCGTGTGAGAGCTGTATAAGGTATCTCCACCACGTCATCTGCTTTGTTGTAGCAGTCACTTCGGCAACTTCGTTTGTATCCTACGATTGTATTGAACTTACTGAACTGGTCTCTATCATACTTGATGTAGAAGAGTCCATCGTTATACTTGTAGAAGAAGTAGAAGGTCGTATCAAACAAGGACTGACATAGCCTTACCTTATTCAATCCAATAAGAGCAGTCGGATACTGGTTGTGGTTGATACGGCGGCTCTTCAGTTCCACAAACACATTCCCATTTCCATTGATGTAATCAAAGGTAGCATACTTGTTAGGGTTTCTTACCAAATCTGTTCCCAAAAGGGTGTTGATTCGGGGGAGAACATCTATCTCATGCTGAGTTCCAAAGGCGATGTCGGCGGCTTGTGTCATATTATTACTCGTTGAGACTACTTTTTTACTCGTATGAACGCAGATTTTTATGTATTCAGTAGGAATAATGACCGCAACGATACTGAAGGGAGACTGTTTGGAGGTAATGAAAGGATTGCCTAGCAAGAGCATAGATTTATTCGTATGCGACTTACCATACGGCTGTTTATCAAGAAGCAGTATTGGAGAGGTTGCCGAGAAGAAGAAGGTATTCAGTGGGAATCCTACGGGATGCGATTGGGATGTGAAGATAGATCTCGTAGAGTTCTGGAAGCAAGTCAAACGATTGTGTAAGAATGACCACACACCAGTTCTCATGTTCTGTAATACTCGCTTTGGAGCAGAACTGATTGCCTCCAATCCAGACTGGTTTCGGTATGACTTGATCTGGAACAAGTCCAGAGGAGTGGGCTTTCTTTCAGCAAACAAACAGCCACTCCGTTCCCATGAACTCATCTACGTATTTGCGAAGAAAGGGGCTTACTATAAACGGGTAGATACAGAAGGAGATTTCCCAGCGTATGTAGGCTCACATTCTGCTGCGAAGGTCTATAAGCTTGAGAAACCAGACAAAGAGGGATACAAGAAGGTGGATAATGGTAAGCGATGCGTCAAGTCGGTTATTTCTATTAATAACGAGACCAATAAAGGTCAGCATCCAACACAGAAACCCAAAGAACTCTATCGGTGGCTGCTTGAACGATACTGTCCAGAAGGAGGCACTGTATTGGATCCAACTGCGGGGTCATTCAACTCCGTTCTTGTAGCAAAGGATATGGGACTGAAAGGAATAGGCATTGAAAAGGATACTGTATTCTTTTGGAAGGGTGCTTTTCATATACAACAACTATTTAAATAATACCTCCTTCATACTAATAAAGATGGAACTTGACGGAGACTTGATTAAACTGCTCACCGACCCCAACGCAACCAACCGAGCAGTCCAACGATACTTGAAACACCAAGCAGCTCAGAACAAGTGGTATGAAGCTCACAAAGAGGAGCTGTCCCAGAAACGCAAGGAAAAATACCGAGCCGCCCACCCCGAGCCGAAGCCTCGTGGGCGTCCTAAAAAAGAGACTGCGTAGAATCCATTTAAATATTAATCGTATATGATAAATAAATGAGCCAGATAGTTACTACAACCAACACTGACTTGAAAATCGTCAAGACAGAGTTGTTTGACCCAGATGTGATGGACGCCTTATTACGAGATAAGAGTTTTGGTAAGCGAGACCTTAACAATCTCGGTAGGTATAAGCGTGGTCGTAAGAACGGAAATAGGACAGAGGTGGTCTATCACTATGGAACTGGATGTGCGGATGCCCAGTTGGGAAGGCTGTATCCGCATGGAGGACAAGGATTACAGTCCTTTCCGTTTGATATACGCAATCCTTTACTGGAGAAGCATTACTGGGACGTGGATATAGAGAACTGCCACTACACGATACTTGCGAAGCTCGCGGATGATTGGGGATTGAAAACGGAGAACATTCGGTATTACATAGCGAACAGAGACGAGTGTTTAGCAGCAGTGTCCTCTAATCGTGGAATATCAAAGGTTGCCTTTTTGAAGGTGGCGTATGGTGGAGACATCAAGCTGTGCTTTGGCGATAACTACAACGACGATGGAATCCAGCCCGATGGCGATGTGTCCTTACTCAAACGGATAGAAGCGGAGATGTCGGTTATCGTGGAGACATGTTGGTGGAAATACGAGCGATTCCACAAGATAGTGAAGAAGAAGCCGAATCAACGGTTCTCTCTGTTTGCTCTCATACTCCAGACCGAAGAGCGTAAGTGTCTATTGGCGATAGACGAGTATCTCAAAGGCAAGGGGCGAAGTATGGATGTGCTTATCCATGATGGAGGATGTGTTCGTAAGATAGACGGAGAATCGGCGTTTCCAATGGAGTTGTTAAAGGGATGCGAGGAAGCTGTTCTTACACAGACGGGATACGCAGTAAAAGTGGTGAATAAGCCGATCAAACACAGCTTCAAGATGGAAGAGGTCACGAACATACTCCCAGAGAGTGTAACGATAGACGATACCTACGCTGCCCGCAAGTTCGCAGAGATAATGGGAGAAGAGCTGGTCTTTGATGGTAAGAAGCTGTATGTCTTTGATAACCGAAATGGGACATGGAGCGATGACGAATCCCTTTTGAATACACGGATAACCGAATGCGGTGATGGACTTATCTTTCACCAACAGTCGTCCAACGGAATCAAGACTTTCAACTATTCGGGAATGGTTAAGAACTGCGAGAACTTAAAGAAGAAGCTGCCTTCTGTATCGCCTACCAACTTGGACTTCATCAAGAATGGACGAGACAGAGCAATGAATAAACTGCTCTTTAAGAACGGGATTCTGGACTTTGAGACCGATGTATTCATTGCTGGGTTTGATAGGTCAATCGTCTTTGATGGTGCGATTCCATACGACTATGTTTCAGAGGTCAAACGAGATGCGATGGAGTTCGTCATGAATACTCTTTTTAGAGAGCCATTCAACAACACGACCACTCCCGACATTCTACTCCACTATCTTATGAGAGCAACCATAGGCGATTATCGTTGTAAGAAGACTGTGGTTGCGTTAGGAGATACGAACAGTAGCAAAGGCACACTGACAAACTTTATGGAATACACACTGGGAACGAATGCGACTACGTTCAATCCAAACAGTTTGCTTATGAGACGCAACGGAGGAGAAGCGGAACGAGAGATGTCGTGGTTGCTGCCGATATCCAACACTCGCATAGCGTTTTCCAATGAGATGAGGATATCCGAAGGCACTACGATAGATGGTAACATGGTAAAGTCCATTGTATCGGGCGGAGATACACTGGTAGGCAGAAAGCTATACCGAGAAGGCGAGCGATTCACTAACCGATGTATGCCAGTGCTGTTCGCACAAGACCTTCCACCTTTTACACCTCCAGAAGCCGTTAAGAGTCGGTTGGTAGTGGTTCAATACAACTATTCCTTTATGGCTTCACCGAATCCAAACAATCCTAACGAGAAGCAAGGCGATCCAGACATCAAGGACAAACTGATGACCGAACAGAATGCGAATGCTATGATACACATTCTGTTGAACCAGTTCCGCAAGTGGAAGGCGGATAATAAGAAGGATATTGTCCTTCCAGACTACATGATACGAGACGCACAAGAGTTAGCACCCGACAACGATTTCCGAGCCTTGTTAGAGGAGCAGTTCGTAGTCACATGTAACCCAGAGGATTACGTGGAGTTCAAGGCTGTGAAGAAGTTCGTAGCAGACAGAGGGCTTATTCTGTCCGACACCAAGATTGGAAGGGAACTCGGCAAACTTAATCTTGTTAGAGGTGCTAAGAAGCTGGACAGAACAACTAAAACTGTTGTATATGGTATGATTTATGCGAACTGAGAGGTTAGAGGTTTGCGGTTAGACGTCTGTTTACAAAGTTACTATACAAAGGGGGACTACTAAAAAACACAAAAAAAAGAAGAAGGACCCTCTATAGTGACTTTGTATAACATACCTCTAACCGCCAACCTCTAACCTTAAAAAAAGTATATAGATATACTATCCTACAAGTATACTCTACATATCTAAAGAGACTTCTACCACCTTCTTTGGTCTGCCTCTTGGCTTCGGATTGGGATTGGCTGCTCTCCATTCCTCCTTGCGTTTCGCCAGTATCTGTTCCTTGTGAGCATCATACCACTTGTTCTGTGACTTGCGTCGGTTGATGTAGGCTTGGACTATGCGTGGGTCAGTTCCTTCTGGGATTGGGATGTTTATCTTGTGTCCGTTCTCAAGCTCCATGATATACCTCCAACTATCTGTTTATAGAACTATCCGTTTTTAAAATAATAAAAATGGATTCAACCATAAAAAACGGATTCTTCGTATCCAAACAGAATAAAGTAAGGCTGTCTAATAAACCCACGATATAAATCCGAGCCAAGTATATCAAATGAACACGATCACAATCACCACGAAGCAAACTGTCTATCAATCCTTTGAGTTCACCTACGAAGAGTTCAAGGAAACCGTCTATCCCGACGAACCCGACGAGAAGGCAAGAAAGGTATGGGATAGAATGTGCTTGAAGGAAGAGGTAATCTTTGAAGACGATGACCACTATTTCAAAGAATACGATGCGTTATACAACAACATAGATAGAATCAAAGATACGTTTGGAGATGAAGAAACCGAAGAAGAAACCGAAGAAGAAAAAGAAAAAGAAGAGACCGAAGAAGAAACCGAAGAGACCGACGATAGTGAAGACGATGACCCGCAAGACGAGAGCAACTGCTGTTTATGCGGAGACGAGTTTGAGGGCTACGGCAATAACCCAGCCCCATTAGAAGGAGACCGATGTTGCGACGCATGTAACATAACGAAGGTGATTCCCGCCAGATTTGAGCGGATGAAGATTACCAATCCCTATTTGGGGAAGTAAAAAAGTAGGCTGGGCGAGGCTTTTTACTTGTGGGGCAGTATATTACACGGAATATACTAACTCAATACTGGAAGTAAAAAAGGAAATCAAGTAAAAGCCGAAACCGACGCTTACTTGATTTTATATGGCGTTTGGATAAGTGTTATTTTCTTTGGGATAAAATATCGCCCACTAATATAGCAGTAAATAAGTATGCCTTCTCTCTCCTTTGATAAGACCAAAGGTGCCAGACCCATCGCCATCGTTAAGGGTGGTAAAGATGATGGGGAAGTTCTTTATTTACACGAGGACGACCACAACGGCAGAAAGCCGAAGATGGAGATAAACCCCAACCGATACAAGACGGAACTGCGAGAACTGAAGCCGAGCGAACGGACTCAGTTGATTGCCCGCTTGGAAGAGGCAAAGTCCAAAGGATTGACGCCCGACCAGTTGGTAGGCGAGAATGCCCTTGCGAAAGGACTGTATGCTCGTATCCTTACCGACGAAGCCAAGTCCACCGAGATAGAGCTTCCAGAAGGAGGGGACTTCTGCGTGATTCCAAGTCCCGACCCCAAGAAACGAGAGGTCTTCTACTGTGCGGGAGCATCGGGCAGCGGCAAGTCCTACTTCGCCAAAGGCATCGCAGAATACTACAAGAAGTTCTTTCCAGACCGTGAAGTCTACCTCATCTCCAAACTGGACGAGGACAGCACGCTGGACGCACTCAAATACATCAAGCGTATTAAGATTGATAGTATCATAGAGGATTATCCAGCCATAGAAGAGTTTGAGGACTGCTGTGTAATCTTTGACGACTACGACACCTTTACGGGAGACGCAGATAAGGTCATTCACAAGCTCATTGATGACCTTGCTATCATGGGTCGTCATTCCAACACGACGATGCTCTGTCTGTCCCACTACCTTACCAACTACAAGAAGACACGTCTATTGCTTACGGAAGCGACTCATATTGTCTTGTATCCTATGGCTACATCGTTCCACGCAATGTCGTATCTGCTGAAGACCCATTTCGGTATGACGAAAGGCGACTGCCAAGACTTGAAGAAGATGGGGCGTTGGGTATGCTTTTTTAAACAGTATCCCATGTGGATGATAAGTGTTCATACCGCTCGTGTTTTAAATCAGTAGTAAGAGTAATATGTCCATCAACCAACTCGGCGATAAGACGACTGGACACTCTATCGGTCTTGCGTATCTGAGTGACCTCAGTAACAACCCACGTAGCCTTTTTTCTGATACATTCAACACTATACCGTCCTCAAACTATCAGTTCATCAGTGAGACCATTGGTATCACCAAGCCTTCTTACATACTTGCGATACTGAATGTGAATGTCAGTATGGACGCAACGATCCAGCTTACTTCGGGGTCTTCCATATACCAGATCGTTTTGACTGGCGAACCGATAAATGGTCTTATCAATCAAAGAATAACACAGTCCATTTTCCCTTTTATAAACAGCACATCGTCTGCGTCTTCAACACAGAGCAACGGCGTTGTTATGATGGATAATACTCCTTATCCAATCGGAAGCCATACCTTTACGGCTGCTATTAATATACTGTCTGGAAACACTGGAAGCTTCGGAATAAAAGACTTTGATCTAACGCTTATCCCAATAGCTTATAATGTAGGAGTATAATAATATGTCCATTAACCAACTCGGCGATAAGACTACGGGACACTCTCTTGGTCTTGCGTATCTGAGTGATATACCGACAGTGCCTCCTACGGTAAAGAACTATATCAACGGTGTGAGGAACAATGGTCAAGGATCGTATTCTATTGGGTATCCTCTTACGAACATCTTCAATCAATCCATTCTCCTTACTCAGCAATCGTATATCTTGGCGATAGCGAATGTGACCATTGACTATGTTGCTTATACGGGAGATGCTGTGAATGTCCAGTTCTATCTCTCACCCAATGCGAGTGGGGCAACTAACCTTGCTTCCAATACAATCTACTTCCAACCCGCTACTACGGGTATAGAATACTCTCAATCAGCTTCCTTATCATTTATTACTACTGGATATCCAGCTGGAACCCAAAGCTTGTATTTATTTGCTCGTCTGTCTGCTGCTACTGCGAACCAAATAAGCCTTACTCATGTTGACTTAACACTGGTTGGATTACCTTTTTAAAATCTGTCCTTATAGTATAAATGTCCATCAACCAACTCGGCGATAAGACGACTGGACACTCGCTTGGTCTTGCGTATTTAAGTGATGTGGCGTCGGTCATTCCACCGTCTAACATATTTACGAATGTATGGACTCCTATAACCTACGGTGGTAATACGGTATATGCTGCGACTACTATTGGTGTATCCCCTTTGCTTACTTCCACATCGGTAATCTCTGCTGCCCTTCAATCCGCCCCAACAACTGGAAACTCAACAGTAGACAATGCGATTGTCGCAGACGGTCTCAACTGCTGGTTGATTACTGCGTATCCTACTACAGCCAACGGTGGAAGTATCACCTTCCTTCTTGCTGGACAGCCAACACAACCAACCTTCTTCCGTATCGCATGGGCGGTCGTCAAGTTTTAAACCAACGGTGTTCTCACACTCTCACCTTTATATACAAAGATGGGATCAAGTCCGTTCGTAATAGTGGGCTTGCTCAACTCTGGCGTGGATTCGCCGAATAGCTTCTTGAACCTTCGTATGATAGCATCGCTTATCTGCGGAGAGGTCTCTTGAAGCCGATCGCTTTGATCACGAACCACTTTCAACATATCCTTTGCGTTCATGCGTTCATCTCTGGGTAGAGCCAGTTCTATCATAATGAACCGATGTATCTTGGTGTAGTTAATACCGCATAACCGATGAGCTTCTGCTCTCTTTGCCCACCCAAAGAACGATGAGACAGTATTCAATACTGCCACTGAGATACTTACGCTTCCGATTAGCATGTTCGCCATCTGCGTGTTGTCAAAGATGGATTGCGACCCGATGGACGCAGAGCCGGCAAGGGTGGAGAAGATAATCGTAGGCAAGCTGATATAACTGTGATACGCAGAGTATTGCTTCTCGCACTGAGAATGTAACCAACTGAAACATAAGGCTCTCTCGCCTTCTTGCGATATAATCTCTTCCAGCTGATCATTCCAATGAATCGTCGTCGTCTTCGCTTCGTCCATCCTTTATATTCTCTTGGGTTAAGAATGAGAAGTCCTCCTTTCTTATCGTAGCTGGAAACGATAGATAGAACTGCTCCCTCACTTCTTTAAGAACAGACAGCACTGCCTCTGGCGACAGATACTGGCTCAATGTAGAAAGCGGGTCTCCTCCTACTATTTGTGGCGGTAAGGATTTTTCCCTTACAAAATGGTCTAACCATCTCTCAACCCAATCACACTGGAATGAGTTGAGAGCTGTTTTGGAAGCAACCAATACCTTTGCTCCCGATGCCTTTATTCTGCGTTTTATCTTGACGACCTTCTCTTTTACTTCCTTCGGTTTCTTCTGGTGTTTAGTTAAAGGACTACCAAAGTTCATCTATGCTAATAGTATAGAATGAATAAAGGCGGTCTGGAACAAGCCAGAGGCTATCCACTCTCCGACGAAGACCTACGCAAACTGCTTGGACGAGACATCTCCATCATTACATACCCACAACTCGGTGAAATGAGTTCCATAGACGAATGCTTTGATTCCAAAGGCAGATGTATTCTGCTCTTTCTTACTACGGGTCCACAAGAAGGACACTGGTGCTGTATGCTGAAGAAGAAAGACGGCATTCACTTTTTTGACCCTTACGGCGAAGCACCCGAAGAAGTGAAGGACGCTATTCCTCGCCCTCTATTAGAACAGCTGGATGAGACACGTCCTTACCTAACTGCTTTAATGAGAAAGAGCAAGCTTCCCGTGTTCTATAATACACACGGCTTTCAAAAGGAACGAGGAGACATCTCTACGTGTGGACGACACTGTGCCGTCCGATGTCTTTACGCCCCCTACACGTTAGAAAAATATAAGCAGATAATAGATAAGAGTGGACTCAGTCCAGACGACTTTGTGGTCGGTGTTACTTACGATAAACTTCGCAAGTAAAAAATATAGCCATTCAGTATAGAAATGTATCGGTCTTCCATTAGTTATGAGGGTGGCACGAGAGAGCAACCCGATTACATATATTACAATGCCGACATTATAGACAATGCGACTACGGAAGCAGCCGTGCTGAACGGTAATACTGCGGGAGAAGCAGCATTGGTTCAATCCGATCCCGCTATTCGTTTCAACGAGACTCGTGAATCTGCGTTGGTAAGAGATGCTACAGAATACCATTTTTCCATCGTCCGTTTCACCATGAATGGACCTAACAAAGACCTTCCGTTATTCATTCCAGTCATTGAGGAGGGAACGGGTCAGACCAATCCAAACCTAACCACGTATTCGGTTGCTATTTCATACGAACAGACTTGGCATACCAATATTGGAGCAGTCCCATTCACAATCGCTCCACCCTCTCGGTTCATTGAATACAGTTCCGAGACCAAGAACGCAACCCTTGCTCCCACTCCTCGTTCAATGGCGGCTCCACTCTTCGTGGGTCAGTGGAATGTTGGAACCACATACCAAATCGGTCAGATTGTAAGCTCAACCGCAGCCGACAATACTTACCTTATTCCAACCTACAATGGACCATTCTATCAAGTAGCAACTCAGCCCGCATGGTCCTCTACTACAAGTTATTCTGCTGGAAATGTGGTGACCTACAGCGGACAGCTCTGGACTGCGGTGACTCCAACTGTTGGATTGCCTCCATCCTCTCCCGCTTGGACACAAGGAATCAGCGGTGGCAGTGGTCCCGCAAACTCCAACTTGTGGACTTTGACGGATGACCTACAAGGAGACAGTCAAGACCTTTCTACCCGATACTATTGGGTCTATACTTACGAACACTGGCTCAGATTAGTGAACTCTACTCTCGGTCTTGCGATGTTGGATACCTACAATGCCTTCCAAGCTGCTTGGAACGGAAACGCATCTATTACCACTCCTTTCCCATTCACTTCCTTTGCTCAGTTCATTGGAAGCGGTGGAATAGCCAATACTCCCCAGATTCAATACAATCCATCTACTAATCGGTTCTCCATCTACGGAGACCAACGAGCATTTGGAACACGTGTAAGTCCTCCTCCAGTAGATACTGGATTCGTGGGAGCAAACAATGCGATTGTGGATACATCCAATCCAGCTTATACACTCTATACTTTCAAACAAAACGGAACCCTTTTCATTTCCAAACCAATCACCGCAGACGTGTTGGTCGTTGGTGGTGGTGGTGGCGGTGGTGGAAACTACTCTGGTGGTGGTGGAGGTGGTGGTGTTGTTCAGCAGACGGGTGTGACGATTCCAAGCAGTAGCACGCCTTACACGATCACAGTCGGTGCGGGTGGTATTAATACGACCCCCAACTTACAAGGTGTGGACGGAGGCAACTCTTCTATCGGTAGTCTTTACACTGCTTACGGTGGTGGTGGAGGAGGAAACTATTTAGGAAACGGAGACGCTGGTGGATCTGGTGGAGGTAGTGGTGGTAACTCCGGAACAGTAACTACTGGTGGTGCTGGAACAGTTGGACAAGGAAACGCTGGTGGAAGTTCACCAGCTAACACAGCTGGTTCTGGTGGAGGAGGTGCTGGTGCTATTGGATCATCCGCAAGCAACTCCGTCAACGGAGGTAATGGCGGTGTTGGTATTCTATCTACAATCTCTGGTGTCGGCGTTTGGTATGGTGGAGGTGGAGGTGGCGGTGGTAATACTTCAACTACACCCGCGAGTTCTGGTGGTCTTGGTGGAGGTGGTAATGGAGGTAACTTAACTAATACAATAGCTGGAGGTGCTGGAACCCCAAATACTGGTGGTGGAGGTGGAGGTGCTGGTGGTTCTGGTGGCGGTTCTGGACAGCCTTCAAATGGCGGCAACGGTGGTTCTGGTATTGTGATTGTGAAAGTCTACAACACGACCACACCGATTACCAATGGAGCCATTACAACCACTGGGTCTCCTACAATCGTCACGACCAACCCGCAATACGATGTCTATACCTTCACGGGAAGCGGAACCTTCGTTCCATCCACGCCCGTCGTGGTAGATTACATGTTGGTCGGTGGCGGTGGCGGTGGCGGTGCTGGAGGTTCTGGAGTTGCTGGTGGTGGTGGTGGTGCTGGTGGTCTCGTCTATCAAACGGGCGTAACTCTTCCAGCCACAACTTATCCAGTTACCATCGGTCTTGGTGGAACTGGTGGACTACAAGGCTCTGGTGGAGCTGGAGCAAGCGGATTGAACTCAACCTTCGCTGGAGAGATTGCGTATGGAGGTTCCAGTGGAGGTGGAAATGGATACGGAACGGGAAGCGGAATCGGTGGTTCTGGTGGTGGTTCTGTTGGATATAACAATGGATCTTCCGGAATAAGCGGACAAGGTAATAAAGGTGGCGATGGTCCATACTTAACTGCTGCTGGTGGTGGTGGTGGTGCTGGATTCGCTGGAGTAACACCACCTTCAGCTACTAATGGCGGTAATGGAGGTAATGGTCTTCAAATGACGATTACTGGAACACCCACTTACTATGCTGGCGGTGGTGCTGGATCTGGAACCAGTGGATTCGGAGTAGCGGGTCTTGGTGGAGGAGGTCTTAATGGTTCTGCGACAGCCAATACTGGAGGCGGTGGTGGAGCAACTTATGGTTCGGTATCTGGCGGTAATGGAGGCTCTGGTGTGCTTATCATTCGTGTCTACAAGATAGTCCAGACCGTCCCGTTGGTTGCTCCCACAGTCACTACAACTGGAACCGTATCCGTCAACAGTTCC